ATAATTACATAACAAGAGTATTTAACAAGAAAACAAGGATATTTAAGTTCAATGCAATACTGCCACTAAAAGTATTATTAAATCTAACATTAGATGATTTGATTGTAGTTGGCACAAGAGCTTACACAATAAATAAAATGTCCACTAAATTACAAAGTGGAGAAACAAATTTTGAACTATTAAATGAACCATCGTGAAAACAATATTAGAAGCATTAGAATTTTGTAAGGAGAATAAACTATATGATAAGCACATAAATATTGCATTAGGTATTAACAAAGTGCCACTAACACTTAAAGAAGGTTTTAACCAATTAAGAATAAAGAAATGATTAAAAAGGAACTTGAATTAATTATAAATACTGGACAAGCAGAAAATGCTTTACAAGGTGTAGATAAAAGCGTAAATAGAATTGACAAAGACCTTGTAAAAACTGAGCAAGAATTTTCTAAAATAAATACAGATGCAAAACAACTAGATTCTAATCTTAAAAAAGTCCCAAAGTCTACAAAAAAAATTGCTGGCGGTTTTAGAGCAATGGGAACAGCTTTAAAAGCTGCTGGTATTGGTTTAGTTATTGCTGGATTTGCTTTGTTAAAAGAACTGTTTGAAGAAAATCAAAAAGTAGTAGATGTTTTTTCTATAGCTTTTGAAAGTTTATCATTAGCGTTTTCAGACTTTTTTAATTTTATATCAAGCAACATTGGAGCTGTTACAGGGTTTTTTAAAAAAATATTTGATGATCCTGTAGAAAGCATAAAAGCATTTGGAAAAGCAATTGTAGAAAATATAATTAATAGAATAAAAGCAACAATAGACACTTTTGGTCATTTATCTAAAGTAGTTGCTAAAGTTTTAAAATTTGATTTTTCTGGCGCTATGGATTCTGCAAAAGATGCTGGTAACTCATTTGTAGATTCAATTACAGGTGTAGAAAACTCAGTAGAAAAAGCTACAGAAGTTATTAGTGAAGGTGTAACTGCATTAACAGAATACACTAAATCTACTGTAAAACAAGCTACTGCAAATGTAGAACTTAAAAAAACTGCTGAACTTGCTGCTGTAGCTAATCAAGGGTTAATAGAAAAATATGATTTATTAGCAGAATCACAAAGACAGATTAGAGATGATGAAAGGAAAAGCATAGAAGATAGAAAAAAAGCCAATGATGAACTTGGTATAATATTAGAAAAGCAACAAGCAGCAATGCTTGAAAATGCTCAAATTTCATTAAGAGCAGCAAGAATTGATTTAAAAAAAGACAAAGATAGTGTAGAGTTTAAAAAAGCTGTAATGGAAGCTGAGAACGAATTAGCTGCTGTTAGGGCGCAAGTAGCTGGTTTTAGAAGTGAACAACAAACAAATGAAGCAGCTTTAGAAAGAGAAGCACAAGAACTTATTAAATCAAGATTAGAATCAGAAAACAATTTATCTATTGAAAGAAAAAGGTTTGTAGCAGAACAAATAAAAGATGAAAAACAAAGGTTAGAAGCACAACAAGACATTGATGATGAAGAAGCAGAAATAGGCAGAACACGATTAACTAACGAAATAGCACTTTACGTAGAAGGCACACAAGCCAAAGTAGATGCTGAAATAGCATTAGCAGAGTTTGAAGAACAAATATATCAGCAAAAAGTTAACAGAACTAAAGAACTAACTGCATTAAAAGTTACAGAAGAACAAAAAGCATCAGATAAAGCAAAAGAAATAGCAGCAAAAGAAGCAGAGTATAAACAAAATATACAAGCCCAAACCCTTAGTGCAATATCATCTTTAATTGAAGCTTTTGCAAATTCAAATGAAAAAAACGCAGAAAGAGCTTTTCAATTACAAAAAGGTTTGGCAATAGTTGAAACATTAATTAACACTTCTGTTGCTATTATGAAGGTTGCTAGAGAAACTGTTGATCCTACAATAACACAAAGTTTTAGAATGGCTAATATGATAGCTATGGGTGTAGCTGGAGCAGCACAGGTAGCTGCTATTGCATCAAGAAAATTTAATGCTTCTGGCGGAGCTGGTGGAAGCACTCCAACTCCAAGTTCTTCAAGTGGTGGTGCATCACCTACACAAGCGCCAAGTTTTAATGTAGTAGGGCAGTCAGGATTTAATCAAATTGCTGGAGCATTAGGCCAACAACCACCAGCACAAGCATTTGTAGTAGCTGGAGATGTTACTACCGCACAACAACTACAAAACAACACAATACAACAAGCAACTTTTTAAATAAAACAAAATGGACATAATAGAATTAATATTAGATGAAGAAAACGAAGAAATGGTAGGTATTGAAGCTGTTTCAATCGTAGAAAACCCAGCAATAGAAAGTGATTTTATAGCACTAGCAGATCAAGAAATAAAACTGGCTAAAGTAGATGATGAAAAGCGCATTGTAATGGGTGCTGCACTTATACCAAACAAGCCAATATTTAGAAAGAGAAATGATACTATGTTTTATGTTTATTTTTCAGAAGATACAGTTAGAAGGTCAAGTGAGTTATTCTTTCAAAATGGCAACCAAAGTAATGCAACCTTAGAGCATCAAATGAAAGCCAATGGACTTACTGTTGTAGAATCGTGGATAGTAGAAGGGGAGCAAGACAAATCTAGAATTTATGGTTTAGATGTGCCAAAAGGTACTTGGATGATTTCTATGAAAATAGAAGATGATAAACTTTGGTCAGAAATTAAAGAAGGTAAAAAATACAAAGGTTTTTCTATTGAAGGTTATTTTGCTGACAAAGCTTCTATTAAAAAATCAGATGCTAAATCTGAGATGGCAGCTATTGAAGAAGAAGAAGCTGAATACATGCTAAGTAATATTAAAAACCTTTTGTCTAATGAAAGTGTAGAATTAGAAAGCTACAATGATTATCCAGATGCAGTTAGCAATAATGCTAAAAGAGGTAGAGAACTTAATGAAAAAGTTAATAATAAATGTGCTACTGATATAGGAAAAATAAGGAGTGCTGATCTTGAGGCAAAAAGAAACCTCTCAGTAGAAACAATTAAAAGAATGTATTCTTATCTAAGTAGAGCTGGTGAGTATTATGACGAAGGAAACAATGAAGCATGTGGCACTATTAGTTATTTATTGTGGGGTGGTAAAGCTGGTTTAAGATGGAGTGAAAGCAAATTAAAAGAATTAGGTGAAATAGATCTAGCTTCTATGGTAGTTGATGACAATTTTGCAATAATTGATGATAGATTAGCTTACAGTACACAAGAAAAAGCAGAACAAATGGCTAAAAACATAGGTTGTGAAGGTTTTCATGTTCATAATTTTAAAGATAAAGACTGGTTTATGCCTTGTGAAAAGCACGAAATGAAGAAACCTTGCCAAGCTGGATATGAGCAGTATGGAATGAAGATTAAAGATGGTAAAAAAGTACCTAATTGTGTACCAATAAAATAGAGATGAAGAAAAGAAGAACAGAAAAAATACCATCAGGTAGGTTGAGTAGAACATCTCCAAAAGGTGGAAAGCGTGGTTGCTTATGTGCAGACAGTAAAACATACAGTAAAAAATGCTGTGATGGCTCATTACATGCTCAAGGAATAGGAGCTGGCTAAAAAAACCATATAAAAAGTATATCATTTTGCGCTTTTGTACGACTTACAAGTATGAAGGCGCAAGAAATACTTAGTAAAATCAAAGAAGTTGTAGGTATTGAACTATCTGAAGAAGTATCTGTACAACTAGAAGAAATCAAATTAGATAACGGAACTATCCTAGTAGCTGAAAAGTTTGAATCAGGACAATCAGTATTTATTAAATCAGAAGATGACGAAAATATTGCTTTACCAGTTGGTGAATATGCTTTAGAAGATGGCAGAAAATTAATGGTTAAAGAAGAAGGTCTTATTGATGCTATTGGAGAAGTAGAAGTTAAGGAAGAAGAAGTAGAAGCTTCTGAAGAAACTGCAACTGAAGAAGAAAAAGTTGAAGAAACTGAATTAGAAGAAGAAAAAGAAGCAGAAGAAATGAACTATGTGACTAAAGAAGAATTTTCTAAAGCTATCGAAGAAATTAAAGGCATGATTGAAAAAATGTCTAAAGAAGAAATGAAAGAAGAAATTGTTGAAGATGTAAAAGAAGAATTATCTGCTGAAGTTGCTGAACCAGTTGTTCACAATCCAGAAGCTAAATCTGAAACTAAATCTTTTTTCAATAAGAGCTACCCAAACACTATCCAGAACAGAATTTATCAAAAACTTAATCAATAATAAAAATAAAATAAAATGGCAACAAGTTTGACAACTTCCTATGTGGGAGAATATAAAGATAAAATGATAGCTGCGGCTTTATTGAGTGGTAAGACACTTGATAATGGTGGTGTTACAGTTTATCCAAATGTAGCTTATAAAGAAGTTATAAAGAAAATTGCACTAGGTAACGACTTAATGGTTGGAGCTTCTTGCGATTACACAGATGCTGGTACAGTAACTATTACGGAAAGAGTACTAGAAGTAAAAGAATTTCAAATTAACAAAACAGAATGCAAAACTACATTCTCACAGGATTGGACTTCAGCTCAAATGGGTTATTCAGTACCTAATTATGTACTACCAAAGAGTTATGCAGATTTCATTTCTCAGCAGTATGTAGCTAAGATTGCTGCTAATGTTGAAACAATGATTTGGCAAGGTGCTGCTGGAGCAAATGCTTTTGATGGTTTCACAACTACTTGGGCTGCTAATTCTTCTGACCTTGCTGGTGGAGCTGTTGTTACTGGTACTACTTTAACCGCTTCTAATATTGTGGACGAGATCGGGAAAGTGGTAGATAATGTAAGTGCAAACAATTCTGCTTTATTAGACAAAGAAGATTTTATGATCTATCTATCTAACCACGCATACCAAATGTATGTAAGATCACTTGGTGGTTTTGGTGCTTCTGGTTTAGGTGCTGCTGGTTTTGATAACAAAGGTAATAATCAAGATTTAGGAGATTCTTTATTATTTGATGGAATCAAAATATTTAGAGCGCCTGGTTTACCAAGCAATGATATGGCTGCTGCACAAAAATCAAACTTATTCTTTGGTTGTGGTATCGAAGGTGATATGTCAGAAATGAAATTGATAGATACTGGAGACACGCTAGGTGATCAGAATGTAAGATTTGTTGCAAGATTTAAAGCTGGTATTCAGACTGGGTTACTTGAGGAAGTTACTTACTATACCTAATTAATTAACTAATAATGGGGAGTTGTAATACTCCCCTTTTTAAAACTATAAACAAATGAGTTGTGACCTCTCAGCGGGACGTTTGATCCCATGCCGCGATTCTGTCGGATCAATAACAGAAATTTATTTTGTAGACTTTGGAGATTTGGGAGCTATTACGCTTACAAGTGATGAAGTTACAGACATAGCTGGAACATTTTCAGCATACAAATATGATGTAAAAGGAGCAAACAGTCTTGAACAAGCTATAACTGCAAGTACTGAAAATGGAACTGTCTTTTTTGAGCAGACTTTGACATTAAACTTACCAAAACTTACTAAAGAAGATATGGTACAGTTGAAATTAATGTCATATGGTCGACCTCATTGTGTGGTTGTTGATGCAAACGGAAATGCGTTTTTGGCTGGAAAAGATTTTGGTCTTAGTGTTTCGGGAGGTAGTATAACTACTGGAAATTCTTTTGCAGAGATGTCTGGAATTTCTTCTTTAACTCTTTCAGGTAGTGAAAAATTACCAGCCAATTTTATAGCTGGAGCTGTTGCTGGCAATCCATTTGCTGGAATGTCTAGTGCTACTGCAACTGTAGTTGTAGGAACAAACAGTTAAAATGTTTAGTGGGTATTATATGTAAAGTACATATAGTACAGGGTGTGAAAAGGGTGGTTCGATTAATTTTTAACCACCTTTTTTTTTAAAAAATTAGAATGCAAATATTAAGTACAACAGGGGGAACAATAAATTTTATTCTTAGAGAAGATATTTCAGGCAGTAAAACCTACAGCTTAAAAATAACTTCTGAAAATAAAAATAAAGTGATTTTTACTGATTCAGATGCAAGGTTTAGTGCTGGTTTTGGTGGTTCGTTTTATGATACTTATGTAATATCACAAGCTCTTGTAGAGGGTGCTTTTTACATGGTAGAAATACAAAACACGACAGACAACAGAATAATATTTAGAGATAAGATTTTTTGTACTAATCAAGCTTCATCAACTTATGAAATGACTTCTGGTATTTATACACAACACAATACTGGAGATAATGAATACAAATATTACACCGCACCATGAATAATGTACATTTACTTGAACTAAGTCAATACGAAAAGCCAATAGTAACTGAAGAAAAGAACAGAGACTGGGTTGGAATAGGAGAAGATAATAACTATTATCAAGACCTTATAGATGCCTACATGAATAGCACTACAAATAGAAGTGTTATTACTGGAATAGG